CCGCGGTGAGCTCCTCGTCGTCCTCGGGGGTGATGTCGTCGATCTCCGAGAGCCGGACCACGGTGGACCGGATCTCCTCGACCTGGGCACGGAGTTCGTGCAGGTTCATGGGGTTCTCCTCAGTCGAGGTAGAGAGCCACGAGCGCTTCGCGCTGGGCTCGGGATCTGGGGGACGGCTCCGAGTGGACCGGGTCCGAGTCGGTAGCAGTGGATCCCGAGTGGTCGGTGACCGGGTCGGGGTCTGTGGCGAGCGACGCGAGGTCGGTGCCATTGGTGAGGAGCCGAGCGATCTCGCTCCGCACCTCGGGGTCTTGGAGGGCATCGAGTGCCTGCCGTGAGCGTACACCCACGGTCGTCTGTTCGTAGGCAGGGAACACGACGGGACCGACCTCGTAGAGGGCGACCTCGTTGATGGTCCGCTCGAGGACACCGTCCTTCCCGCGGACGACCTTGTCTCCGTTGGCCGGCACCGAGAACCGGAAGGACATTCCGTCGATGGCACCGTCACGGATCGCGTCCCGGACGGGTTCGACGAGCCAGTTGTCGGAGAGTCGGGCCTTGACCTTGAGGCCACGCTCGTCCTCCACGATGCTGGTGATCCGACCGAGGGGGATGCTGCCGATCAGGGGGTGTGAGCCGTGATCGAACTGGAGGACCGGCATCCGCTGCCCGAGGGTCCGCTTGAACGCACCCGGCGCGATCCGCTCACGGAACGTGCCTTCCCACGAGTCGATCTCGGTCCACTCGTTGAACACGGCCGCATACCCGGTAAGGGTCAGACCGTCCTCGGACGGGGCGGCCCGGAACTCGACGGTACGCGACAGGTTCTCGCGAGTCAGCGTCGGCACAGTGTCGGTGTCGATCTCGGTGATGATGTCCAGATCGTCCATTCGTTCGTCCTCGGTGTCGGCCGCGATAGCAGCACTCTTCGACTCGAACCAGTTGCGAGCCGGTTCGGGATCCGTCGGGTCGATGCCCCAAAGATAGTGCGCGACTGCACCGTTACCGGGCCATCCGTCCGCATCCGGATCAGTGTTCTGGTCGGCCTCGAGGTCGATCGCGTGACGAGCGGCCCAGGCGTTCGCCCGAATCACCTTGTCCTCACTGATCTGACCATCGGCCATCAGTCGGGCCTCTCGGATCGTCCGGTCGACGAGGCCGTCCCCGCCGTACCCTTCGGCCCGCAACTCGAGACCGCGCGCAGCCGCATCCCGAATGTATTGGGGGACATCGAGGTTCACCGCGCGCGTCCCGTACTCGGCAATGTTCAGGGCCGTCAGATGGTCCTCGGCTTCGGCGAGCGTGACATGACAACCGCCCGGGACGATCTCGTCGGTGTCGTCCTTGACGACGGCATACCCGTCGCAGCCGGGCTGGTCGGACTCGATGTGCCAGGGCATTAGACCGCAGTGTCCGGAACGATGACCTGGTCGGGGGCCGGCGGCTGCAACTGGACCGAGTAGAGGCCGGTGTGCTCGAGGACAGTGAAGTCACCGGTCGTCACGGCACGCACTGCCGAGTCAGGCACGAACCCGCCACGGATCAGAGCCTCGATCGTCAACGCATTCCGAGACTGAATGTCGGCCGCATCCTTCACGTCCTCCTGGAGGAACAGGACATCTCGATCATCGAACCAGAGTCGGGCTCCACCGTCGGGCGGCGGCACGAGATTCTGGAGAGCGCCACAGGCTGCTCGCCACAAGGGTCGGAGAGTCCCATCGGCGAATCGGCGACGCGTCGCCGTGTAGTTCCCAGCGTTCAACGCCGACCCGGCGAGACCCTCACTGATACCGACGATCGAGGCCGGCACACCAGCGGCCGCAGCGATCCGAGTTTCTCCAGCACCCTGCACGGCCTTCATCGCGATCTGCTCGAAGTTCGATCCGACGATCTTCGCATCCGCCCCACCACCCAGGTACAGGGTCTTGTAGGCGTTGCCGATCCCACGGTGCCGGGCCTCCATGCCCTCTCGGAACTTGTCGAACGCTTCCTTACTGATCGACGGATCGAACGAGACGACCATGTTCGGGGTTGCTGCGTTCGACATGAACGCCGACTTGTAGTCAGTCAACTGACCATCGACCTGCACATCCTGAATCACCGCCGACAGCCAGGACTGGCCGAGGTACGGGGACAACGGGGAGGCGAGCGGCTTGTAGTGGCAGATCTGCGACGGCTCGAAGAACGCGAGCTCCTCGTGCTGGTCATCGACCAGGCTGTATCCGACGAGCCGTTTCCCGACAGTGTTCGCAGTGATCCGATCCTCCACATCACCGGTGACGATGATGATCTTGGCCGGATCCAACCGGATCAGTTCATTGTTCGCCCGAATCCAGTAGGAGTTTCCGAACAAGCTCGCATCGGCTTCCATCCGAGCCAACAGGTCACCGGTCGTAGCCGACGGCCACGGACGCTCGAGGATCGTCAGATCCGGAGTGCCGAACATCTCGCCCGGCCGGCTCGCCGAATACCGCTGGAACGTGAACCGGGCCTCCGAGAACACCAGCATCCGAGCATGGATGCACGCTGCGACGATCGGATTCCGAGCACCCTCGAGCGCAGTGAGTTCCGGAATCGACCCAGACGGGGCGACGTACTGGATCCCGTTGAACCCGAACCGAGTGAACAAGTCCTGATACTCGGTCATCGACAGGCCACGCGACTCAGACCCACGCGAGATCAACCGTCCGAGCATTAGCCCTCACCATCCATCACGCGTCGAACCTTTCGAGTGCCAGACCGAACAGGACCAGCAGAACGCCAGCAACAACGATCCCAGCCCACAGGGCCAGCATCCCGACACCGAATGCGACAGCGAGTCCGCCGATGACCTCGAGGATCGTTGCCAGAGTCATCTTCCTCAATCCCACGCGACCCACACTTCATTCGAACGTGCATTGGCTGCCGATAGAGCACGATCGTATGCGAGCGTGACCGCCATCAGCGGGCTGATGTCCACCGACGTATCCGACCGAGCCCAAGCCCACGCGTCACCCGCCGAGCGACGCCTGGCCGCAGCGATCGCCGCGTCAAGCAGTTCGGAACGTCGGATCTGGATCTTCCGATCCGATACTGCATCGTAGAACACGCCGCACGCATTCGCGACCTGTCGCGTCAACAAACGCTCCACCCGGACACCGCCACCATCCAACGCGTCCATCAACGAGCCGGCCGGCCCATACCCGTCGAGAACGATCGGGGCATCCCACTTCAACGCCAACTCCCGCAAACGGTCCACCGTCCACGAGACACCAGGCCGATGATCCACCACCTCGCACCGGCCATCCGTATCAGCGACCGCGATCGACGCAGCCGACCGATCCGGAGTCACATCCACAGCGAACACGAACCGGCCCTCCGGCTTCACCAACGGATCACACACCCGATCCCACACAGCCACCGGAATCACCCGCTCATCCGATGTCGTCTGCTGATTCAACCACGACCGTCGAAAATCACCCTCCGACATCGTCGCTCGAGCATGACGCACCACCTCCTCAGTGATCGTGTGACCGAGCGCCGGCATACACGACCACCAGGTGCCCGGATCGTCGATGTCCTGATCCTCACTCGCCGACCATTCGAAGTAGGCAATCCCCGTCTGCTCGCCCGCAGCCGACGCCGCCCGACCGGCCTGCACCTTCCGATTCAGATAGATCGACGCCTCCGTCCCAGCGGTCGAGACCACGAGGATCTGAGCGGCCGCCCGGGTCGCCATCGCCGGCAACAGGGCCTGCTCCCGTCGGTCATCCGCATCAGCGAACGCCTCGTCAATGATCCCGAGGTCAATGGTCCGACCGTGACCGGCCGACTCCGACGTAGCGAGCACGTCAATCCTCGACCCGTTCTTGAACGTGATCGCCTCGTTCGCAGCACCCCGAAACACTCGCTCCACAGCCACCCGCACCGGGCTCGCCATAATCATCGGAGCCTGATCGTCAATCAGTTTCCGACGGGCATCCCACCCGGTCTGAGCCGTGTACGCACACCGCTGCGCCTGAGCCCACCGCAACACCCGCTGCAACTCCCACCCCAAGACGAGCGTCGTCTTCCCGGACTGGCGAGGCACCGTCACCACGACCTCCCGATACGCCGGGAGACCCGTCACCGGATCCAACTCGAGACCGACATCAGCGACCAACCGCTGCCACGGCATCAACTCATGCCCGAGCTGCCGGGCAATCGCAGCGACCTCAGGGCCGAGACTTGGCCGCTCGAGGTTGCGGGGCGTCGCCCACCTCGGCAGACAGTCCAGCGATGAGTGCCGCGAAGTCGTCCGTCCCATGATCCCCAGCCTGTCTCAGAGTTTCCAAAGCAGCCCGGTACTCACGCCACAACGACGCATTCGTCGGCTCACTATCGACCGCATCAGCGAGTGCCTGGGCTGCAACCAGCCTCGCCGAATCGACCGCATCCATCTGACCCTTCGCACGCAACGCCGCAACCATGTCCTCCACGGCCTGCCGATTACGCCCATGCGCCGGCTTCCTCGAACGCTTCGCCGGAGTCGCCATCAGATCCCCAATGCTCGGAACACATGATCCAGACTCGCAAGAGTACCGACCGACCCCGTCCACGCTGCACCCGTCACCGTCAGATACCGGCCCGTCGCATACGCCTCCACGAACCCGCCCGGAACCTGAATCCGCCGGCCACGAGCCAACTCGCCACGACCCCAGATGTGCAGACCATCACCCGACGGTGAGACCTCCACATACGTCCTCGGCATCAGGTCCACGATCTCCTGCGCCCAGGGTTCGAGCACACCATCCGTCAGACAATGGTCGAGGTCGATGCAGACGATCCCATCACCATTCAGAACGAACCCGGGACCAGCACCCACGCTCGAACCCATCGCCTCAGCATGAGACGACCAGGTCCCCGGATCCGTGCTCGAGGCCGCACGACCATCGACAGTCAACGGAACCTTCGTCGGCGAATACCGGATCCACCGATCCTGCTGCTCGAGCTCGACCGGGAACGTCGGGGCCGGCTTCGCACGATGAGCAGCGACCCGACACCTGGTCGAACAGAACCGGGCGTCGATGCGCGCGAGCGGCGACAGACGGGTGGCACAGCGGCTGCAAGTCCTCATGGGCCGCACACTAGCCGCCCGAGCTGCACCGTGCGTAACGGCTCGCCGCTCATGACCTGCATGAATGGCGATGCACCGCGCCGATTCCGATTCTCGCCGGTGCCCAGGTCCGCCGGCCTCACCGATTCGCAGCACACGGCCACACAGGGCCGCTCGAGACCCGGCGTGATCCGA